TTGTTGAGCTATGGAAGTCTGCGGCGTCAGCCCTAAAGTCCATACTACAGAAACAGCACACCACGTTAGGCCGAGGCGATATTTTAAAGGTCGAAGGCGTCAAAGGTATTCTGTTACCCAACACCTTGTACTTGCGTTACCCCAACTTGCGTAAGCTCCAAGACGATGATGGCGAGATCGAACTTGTATACGACACTAAGAAGGGCAAAGCAATTATTCCAACACGTATTTACGGTGGCAAAGTAATTGAGAACGTGTGCCAAGCGTTAGCCCGTATTGTGATTGGTGAGCAGATGCTATTGGTTGCGAAGAAGTACCGAGTCGTAATGACTGTGCATGATGCCATTGCTTGCATTGCGCCGACTGAACAAGTTGAAGCCGCTAAAGAATACGTTGAGATGTGCATGCGCACCCGCCCGGATTGGGGTATGGAGTTACCTTTGAACTGTGAGGCAGGGTACGGAGAGAGTTATGGAGCATGCTGAAAATGGTATGCGCATACTGTGGAAGTACATCAACAAGAGAACAAGGGATGTCCACTTTTCGTGGGAGCGCTGGAGTAGAGGCGATGCCTACGGATTTTGGGAATTCAGATTACCACCTGAACAGGAGTAACAAATGACTTGGCCTTTTCCCCCATTCCCAAACCCCAAGGACACGGGCAACCGAGTACCTAAATTTAACCCTGATAACCACGAGGACACACCATTATGATTATCAAACGTGCTATTGCTGTAGAAAGCCTTACCAAAGTCTGTGAAGAGAGCTTGAACCTTATCAAGCAACTGATTGATGCCGACAACGAGGTGTATGCCAAAGGAGTTGAGGATGGCATGGCGGCTCAGGCTGAGGTGCAAAAGACTTTAAGACCTTGGGTTGGGCTGACGGATGAAGAGATTGTGCGAATGGGTCTTAACAACTACATAAAAGTTGTGCGTGAAACTGAAGCCAAACTCAAAGAGAAGAACGCATGATTAAATACGACGGATATGACGAAGCAATCATAGGCCCAGCAAGTACTTGGCGTGAAGGTACTACCGTAGCAGTATTAGTATACGATGCTGAGAAGATACGGGAAATCCTTATGCGAGACGGCATGGATGCCGAGGAAGCGCGGGAGTTCATTGAATTCAACATTGAAGGCGGCTATTTAGGGATTAAAACCCCTGTGCTAGTTTGGCCTAACGACATTTGGGATGAGTCATGAGTATTGTTTGGTCATTCAGTAGCCTGAAAACATTTCAGCAGTGCCCTAAAAAGTACTATCACACCAAGATAGCGCGGGACGTTGTTGAACCTGATACACAGGCAACACTGTATGGCAAGACAGCGCACACTGTGGCGGAGGAATACATCCGTGACGGAGTGCCGATCCCTGAACAGTTTGCGTATATGCAAGCAACCCTAGACGTACTAAAAGACATCCCCGGAGAGAAGTTATGCGAAGTGAAGCTTGGGTTGACAGAGAACTTAGAAAGTTGCGATTTCGATGCACCGAATGTGTGGTGGCATGGGATAGCCGATTTGGTGGTTATCAATCGGGAGACTGGGACGGCTCACTCGGTCGACTACAAGACAAGCAAGAGTGCGAGATATGCGGACGTGAAGCAACTCGATCTTGTAGCTTGTGGCCTGTTCGCCAAGTTTCCGGAAATCCGGAGGGTGAGGTCTGCTCTTCTTTTCGTGGTGAGTAAAGAGTTCGTCAAGGCTGAACACCATGCCGAGATGATGCAGAAGTACATCGAGAAACCCGCCCAAGACGTAGCAAGGATTGAGGCGGCATTAAAGAACGGGGTGTGGAACCCCATCCAAGGCCCACTGTGCAAGTTCTGCTCAGTGAAAGTGTGTGAGTACAACAGGAACTAAAGTATGACAGAAGAAGAGAAAGCAAGTGCCGCCGCTTACATGAAACTGCATGACGACGTGAAGCAGTTAATCGTTGATGTGGTATTCCAAGAGTTGCAAAACTACGAAAGCCCATTACAAAACCACATTGCCGCTAGGATTGTGTACAGCCAGCAATTTAAAAACGAAGTGAAGAACGTAATCAAAGGCCAAATGGAAAAATACTAAGGAACACCATGACACAGCAAATGCCCAATGACGAACTAGACACAGCCCTGATTCTTGAGGGTGAGCTTAAGCGCCGAGTACGTGAAGTAGCCACTACGGTGGTACGTGATGAAGTTAAGCGCCAGATGGACTTTCTCTTTGCCGAGCAGAAAGCTAAAATGATGATGGAGATCAGCATCAATATCGGCAAGATGTTGAACCTGATTGAGAAGGAAGACCGTAAACCCCTTTGGGAGTCGACCCCTGAAGAGTTTGGGCTTACGCAGAGTGAACTAAACAGCCACATGCTTGGCAAGGAGCTACCAGATGCCCTACGTGAACAAACCCCGCCCTTATAAAAAAGAATACCAACAACAAAAAGCAAGAGGAGAAGCCGATGAACGGCTCGAACGACAACGTGCACGAGAATCAATTGACAAGAAGAGCGCCGACCGAAACAAAGATGGACGTGCTGACGTACGCGAAGGCAAAGATGTTGCGCATATCAGAGCACTATCTAAAGGCGGCACTAACAAAGACGGAGTCAAACTCCAGTCACCATCAGCCAATCGCTCATTCAAACGTGGTTCTAACCACAAAGTTGTGTCAGAAGTAAGCGCCAAAGAGCGTAAGAAAAAATGACACCCGAACAGAAGTGGCTTCTTGTTTTTGGCAGTGGTTGGGTGGATTGGGTAGAAGTGCTCAATACTGCCCACGATGAACTGTTCTATGAGATACCCCACGACAATTTAGAAATAGACAGACTAAGACAACAAGTTAGATGGAAACAAAATGAATCTATCAGAGTACACGTGGCCCCGCCCACCGGGGTTCACACCATTCGAGCATCAGAAGACAACAGCGGAGTTCCTGACCGGTAATCCAAAAGCCTTTTGCTTCAACGAGCAAGGTACAGGTAAGACAGCATCAGTGATCTGGGCTGTCGACTACCTCATGACCATTGGATTAGTAAAGCGTGTGCTAGTGATCTGCCCCTTGTCGATCATGAAGTCGGCTTGGCAGAACGACCTGTTTAAATTTGCGATCCACAGAACCGTTACAGTTGCTTACGGAGCCGCAAGAAAGCGCAAAGAAATTGTTCAGTCCGGTGCTGAGTTCGTCATCATCAACTTCGATGGTGTCGGCATCGTGAAGAAAGAAATCATGGCGGGTGGGTTTGACCTCATCGTTGTGGACGAGGCATCTGCGTATAAGAACGCACAGACCGAGCGTTGGAAAGACCTGCGCGACCTAACAAAAGTTATCAAGGGCTTGTGGATGTTGACCGGTACGCCAGCGGCGCAGTCACCTGTGGATGCTTACGGATTGGCAAAGCTTGTGAACCCCAAGGGCGTGTCACCTTTCTTCGGTCAGTTCCGCGACACAGTGATGATGAAGCTGTCCATGTACAGATGGATACCCAAGCCAACCTCACAGCTCATCGTGCACAAAGCACTGCAACCCGCCATCCGGTTTGAGAAAGCCGACTGCCTCGATTTGCCGCCGATTACATTTGTTGAGCGAGACGCACCATTAACACCGCAGCAGTTAAAGTTCTACAACATACTAAAGAAGCAGATGCTCATTGAGGCTGCTGGAGAAGAAGTAAGCGCAGTCAACGCTGCCGTTCAGATCAACAAGCTTCTGCAAATAGCAGGAGGTGCGGTGTATACGGATACGGGCGAAGTGGTTGAGTTCGACGTAAGCAGTCGGCTGAACGTGGTGCAGGAAGTCATTGAAGAGTCGAGCCACAAGGTGCTTGTGTTTATTCCGTTCACGCACACCATCGAGTTACTTGAGAAGCACTTGGCAAAGAACAACATCACGTGCGAAGTCATCAATGGTTCCGTGCCGGTGAACAAACGTGCCGACATTGTCAAGAAGTTTCAAGAGCAACCGGAACCAAAAGTATTACTGATACAACCGAAGGCGGCATCACACGGGTTAACTCTAACTGCCGCCAATACAATCATTTGGTATGCTCCATGCACCAGCGTTGAGACGTACTTGCAAGCCAATGCACGTATCGACAGACCGGGCCAAGTCAATAACATGACCATCGTACACATCAAGGGAAGTCCAATCGAATCCCGCATGTACTCGATGCTTCAGAACAACATTGACAACCACCAAAAAGTAATTGATCTGTACAAACAAGAAATTTCTTCAGAAGAGTCTTGACATTGTCAAAAGTTAGAATATAATTGAATCGTGTGGCAGTAGTGGGCAATGGGTTAGCGCCGTTGTATCCTAAAACATTCATGTCTTTTGAATTCAAACACACTGCTTTATGTGAACTGCTACTGCCACACACCCTTATTAGGAGAATCAGATGAACGATGAAGTTCAGAATCGAACGACCCCCATGGACTTGGACAAGTTGACCACAGTCTATATCAAGATCAGAGACAAGCGTGCCGACAACAAGCGCATGTTTGAAGCTGAAGACAACGATCTCAAAGAGCAGATGGATGTGCTTGAAGCACAGATGCTCGATGTATGCAAAGAGATGAATGCCGACAGCATTCGCACCCCACACGGCACAATCATTCGCTCGGTAAAGTCACGGTACTGGACGAACGATTGGGATTCAATGTACGACTTCATCGAGGAGCACGGTGCATTTGGCCTGTTGGAGAAGAGACTTCATCAAACAAACATGAAGGACTTCCTCTCTGAGAATCCCACAGTTCTACCACTTGGCCTCAATGTGGAGAATTCTTACTCCGTGGTTGTTAGACGTTCTAAGGAAAAATGAAATGAGTAACCTCACAATTATCAATCAAGACCTCCCCGACTTCCTGCAAACAGCGGGTGTTAGCGAGCTTACAAAACAACTCGCTGGCAAGTCTGGCGTTAAGCGCATCGTGCCTAAAAACGGAATCTTCCGTAAGACGGTCGGCGGCGAAGAGATGGGCAAGGTCAAGGGTAACTTGAGCGCGATCATCGTCAATGCTTCCCCACACGTCGGTCGCATCTTCTACGCAAAACAGTGGAGCCCTGATGCCGAGCCAACTGCACCTGACTGCTTCTCTAATGATGGTCGTGCACCCGATGCTGGTTCAGCAAACCCACAAGCTAGTAGCTGTGACAACTGCCAACAGAACATCAAAGGTTCAGGCATGGGTAACTCCAAAGCTTGCCGCTACTCACGTCGCATTGCGCTCGTGTTGGAAGAAGACTTTGGTACATCTTTGGAAGGTGAAGTCTATCAAATGAACTTGGCTTCTAAGTCATTGTTCGGTGAAGGCGCAGGGGACAACACCCACACATTCGAAAACTACTCCAAGTATTTGTCCAACAACGGCAAGAGCTTGGACTACGTTGTTACGCAGATCAGCTTCAACGAAGAGAACGACAATCAGTCCGTGCTGTTTACGCCGACTGGCTACATCAACAAAGCGCAGTACGCTGTGACAAGTGAAGTGGCTAAGAAGCCTGAAGTGCTGAAGATGGTTGTCATGACACCGTACCAAGCTGACATGGCAGGTAAGCCTAAGTTAGAAGCACCTGCCCCCAAAGCCGCCGCGCCTGTTGCTGAGTCTCCCATTGAGGAGCCAACCAAGCGTGAAAAGAAAGCTGAGCCAAAGCCCACTGTCAAGAAAGACCTTGACTCTGTGGTGAAGGCTTGGAGTGACGAGGAGTAAACATGTCCTATGGTTACAGCCAGAGTTTGGTGTACGCAAATAAAAAAGCAAGCATCAAGTCTCTGGGTGTGGCCTTGGGTAGAGTGTGTATTCGCGCCAACATCAGTGTTAGCAAGATTGCAGATGACTTCGGGGTGACTCGGATGACTATCTACAATTGGTTCAAGGGGGACTCAGTCCCCTTTCGTTCCTACGACGAAGCAATCAACGAATACATCCTTCACATCAAAGCCACCCATCAAATAAAGTAAAACATGTCAACCTTCGATCTACTCGACACGGTATTGCCACCGGAAGGGCGTTACTGCGTACTAGGGATTGGTAGGTATCCTGACCAGCATTTTGTAGATACTAAGGAAGAGGTTGAAGAGTTAGCGCAGCGGTTTGTCAAACGTGGAGCGGACGCATACTTCGGTTGCGCCAAGTTCGGTTCACTAAACAATCGTACCCATGAGAATGCCAAATACTTCCGTGCTTTGTGGATGGACATTGACTGTGGCCCCACAAAAGGCGTACCTGATGAAAAAGGCATTATCAAAGGCTACCTCGATCAGCAGATTGGGCTCGATGAGTTCAAGAAGTTCTGCAGTGCAGTCGGCTTACCCAAGCCAATATTAGTCAGTTCCGGTTACGGCATTCATGCGTACTGGCTACTGGAAGAAACAGTATCTCGCCGAGAGTGGGAGCCACTAGTCAATCGGCTTCGTAAGTTGTGCCTTGAGCAAGGGTTAATTTTGGACTCC